TGCGGGTAAGGGCTTTGTACCGGGGCTTGATGGTCGTAAGATATGGGTTCGCAGTGAACACGCTGCCCTCAATTCGCTCCTTCAAGGGGCTGGGGCGATAGTGATGAAGAAAGCTTTGGTATTGTTTCACGATAAGACTAAAGCTAACAAGTGGCCTGTGAAGTTAGTAGCTAATGTCCATGATGAATTTCAACTTGAAGTTCCTAAGGAATATGCTACAATAGTGGGTGAGGCTGCAAAGGCAAGTATCGTTGAAGCTGGTGAACATTTTAAGCTTCGTTGTCCGTTAGATGGGGAGTTTAAAATTGGTAACAACTGGCGTGAAACACATTGATAAGAATCAGATTCTATTTAATGTTGAAGGGGAAACTTTCAAGATTAAGATAGGAGAGGATCTAGATCTTGAAGAGGTATACACTGTGCTCTTATCGGCATTGGTATACTTAGAAGATCTGGCATCGGGTAATACAGCTCACCCGTCCCAAGAGCTGCATTGATAGTAGAAACTAAAGGAAAATGAAATGAGTATTGATACATTGAAACCCGTTAAAGTTGCTGGTGAAATCTTCTGGAGCAACTGGATGAATAACTTTAACACTAAGTTTAATGAAGACAACAAGAAGTACGAATGTACCATTGGTAACTTGAGTGATGCAGCCTGTGAGAAGCTTAAAGAGCTTGGCATCAACATCAAGAACAAAGAAGGAATGGGTAACTTCATTGTTGCTAAGTCAACTTACTTGTTCACACCTGTGGATGAAGATGGTGCTCCAGTAGATATTGCCAAGATGGGTAACGGTACTAAGTGTCATGCTGTTGTCAGTTCATACCGTCACAAGATGTCAGCTAAGTTTGGTGCTGCACCTTCCATTAAGAAGTTGATTGTGACTGAACTGAAGGTGTACGTCCCTGAAGGTGCTGAGGAAGCAGAGACTGCTGATGACGTTCTCTAACAAGCCTACTGAGGCTATTGTAGATGCTGACTTTTTAGTTTATAAAGTTGGCTTCTCCAATGAAGCTGAAGAAGAACAGTGGGCACTAAATCGACTCACAGAGTGGTTTACCGACATCATCTATATGCGTCTGAAGTGTGATGACTACAGAGCATGGATTACAGGTAAAACTAACTTTAGATTCGAGGTAGCTACCACTGTTCCTTATAAGGGCAATCGTAAGGATGCTCCCAAGCCTATACACTATGAGGCTCTTCGCAAACATCTCATGAAGCTCGGTGCTAAGATGTCTGAGAACGAGGAAGCTGATGACTCTGTAGGCATAGCGTCCACTGAAGGTAACTACTGGATCGTCCACGTTGACAAGGATCTAGATCAGTTACCGGGGTGGCACTATAATCCTGTAAAGGATGAGGAGTATTATGTTACTGAGTTTGAAGGCTTGTACAGTTTCTACAAACAGATACTGACAGGTGACAGAGTTGATAACATTGAAGGCATACGAGGTATTGGCCCTGTAAAGGCTGATAAGATTCTCAAAGACTGTACAACCGAAGAGGAATTATATGCAGCTTGTATCAAAGCTTATGACGGCAATACTGACAGGGTACTGGAAAACGGTAAGCTCCTATGGCTAAGAAGAAAAGCAAACCAGATGTGGCAACCTCCTTTGAACTTGCAGGATCAAAGTGGCACGTTAACTACGTAGTGCACATGGATGATATGGGTAAGTGTGACCCTGAGAAGCAAGTCATTTCTATTCGTATGGACATGAACAAGCAGACTACTGAGCAAACCTTCTACCATGAGTTAGTTCATGCCATTATGTTTACAATGGGTAAGCTTACACATGATGAAGAGTTTGTAGATACCTTTGGAGCTTTCTTGCACCAGTATCACATCACTAAGGAGTACCATGAAGCCGAAGCGTAAGAAGCCACTGACAGTTAGACAAGTAGCTTTGAAGCATGGGTTCAGGTCAGGCTTAGAAGACAAGATAGCTGATAACCTAGTAGCCTTAGGTGTTCCATTTGAGTATGAGAAGCTAGTGATTGCATATACGCAGCCTGAGAAGAAACGTACATACACTCCTGACTTCTTACTACTAAGTAACGGTATTATCATTGAGAGCAAAGGCAGGTTCGTGACTGCTGATAGACAGAAACACTTGATGGTGAAGGAACAACATCCTGAACTTGATATTAGATTTGTCTTCAGTAACTCTAGGTCTAAACTCTCAAAGTTAAGCCAGACTACATACGGGGATTGGTGCACTAAGCATGGATTCAAGTATGCCGATAAAGATATTCCAACATCATGGTTAAATGAAAGAGGTTCTAAATATGATAAATAATCTTATTGAAGCAATGATGAAGTCTCCTGAGATTAAGAATGCTTGGGAAGACTTTACAGACGCTATCACAGTTGAGACTATGAAGAGTACTTACTTAAACACTCTCGACGGTGGTTTCAGTAGTCATCCTGAAGACATTGCCAGCTGCAAGGAAGTCAATGAAGCTCTAGCTGTGTGTCTCAGATACTTCATGTTTGTTAATGATGCTGAAGAATTCTTGAAGGAGGCTCAAAGTGAACGTAAATCTGATTAAAGAGCATGAGAATGGCGATGCAACATATCAGTTTGACTTGACCCCTGATGAAGCTCAATCACTTCTTACCTTTGGTATCTTAGAAGCCATTAAAGCTGGTATACGTGAAGGTGACAGACTAACCGTTAAAGGAGAAGACATTGAAGATTTTAGTCATCCCGGACTGTCAGATTAAAGAGGGTGTACCTTTAGAGCACCTGACATGGGCTGGTAAAGCCATTGTCGATTACAAACCTGATGTAGTGATTAACATAGGTGACTTTGCAGATATGCCAAGCCTCAGCACTCACGACATCAAGGGCAGTAAATACTTTGAAGGTCTACGCTACAAGAAGGACGTTGAAGCTACTAAGGAGGCCATGAAGTTGTTGTTGGCTCCTTTGAGAGAACTTCAGAAGTCTCAGAAGTCATCTAAGCACAAGGTGTACAAGCCTCGTATGGTGATGACTTTAGGGAACCATGAGAACAGGATTGATAGAGCTATTAACAATAATCCTACACTGGAAGGCTTAATATCTACAAAGGATCTTGAGTATGAGAAAGATTGGGAAGTACACGGTTTCCTTCACCCTGTGTTTATCAATGGTGTGGGTTTCAATCATTATTGGCCCGTTGGTGCGATGGGAAGACCTGCTGGTGCTGCTAGTGCTATCATTAATAAGTTACACATGTCTTGTGTTGCAGGACATCAACAGGGAAAACAAATCGCCTATGGAAAACGTGCTGATGGAAAGCCTATATGCGCTATCATTGTTGGGAGTTATTACCTACACGATGAGTCTTATATGGATCAACTAAGCAATAGACACTGGAGAGGCTTACTGATGATGAATGAGGTACAGGACGGACACTTCGATGAGATGTTCTTAAGCGTAGAATACTTAGGGAGGAAATATGGCAACAGTTGAATGTAAGACTTGCTTTTATAGTAACTTAGATGGTAAAATACATCCCTGCAATGACTGTGAAGGCTACGACAAGTGGGTTAACCGTAGCATTTTCATTAGAGAAGCTTCTAAACCTCTCAGTGAAGCCATTAAAGAGTGGGTAGATATTAAAGAAGATGAAGAGATTGTAGACATTGTAAACAAACCTCCTCACTACACTGAACATCCCTCAGGTATTGAATGTATCCAAGTTACAGAACACATGGGCTTTAACTTAGGCAATGCAATCAAGTACATCTGGAGATGTGACCTTAAGAAAGATGCCATTGAAGACTTGAAGAAGGCTAAGTGGTACATTGAACGTGAGATTGATAAACGTGTGCGGAGCAACGAATGTGTTAAACATAACCTTTGAAGAACTGAAAGAGGCTCTCAAACGTTTGGATGAGGTCTCACTCTTGGAACTGTTAGGAATCCAGAGTGATGACCTTGTTGAAAGATTTGATGATGTGATTGAGAAGAAACAAGAATATTTAATAAAGGAACTAGACTAAGATGACAACAACTATGACACCATACCAAGAATACATTGGCAAGAGCCGCTACTCTCGCTACTTGGATGATAAAGGCCGGAGAGAGCACTGGCCTGAGACTGTGAATCGTTACTTTGACTTCATGACCAAACACTTGAAAGACAAGCATGACTACACACTGACACAGCCACTACGTGATGAGCTTCAGTCTGCTGTTT